TGAATTTAGGGGGGCTGCGGTCTTGGCAGGAACGGTTCAAAACTTTTTTGCACCCCCTACCCCGCAAGCCTCTTTTTATACTCGCTTATGCACTCCCTTAACGTTTGTTGCATCTGTGCCTTCTTTATCTCGTCTTTGTATGCCTTGCTTATCATGCTGTGTGTTGCCTCTGATATACTTATAAGGTTATCTAAGTCACAACGCCTCGAATAATCCTCCATTAACTCAACAATATGATGTACTGTATCAGCCGGTACAACCCTGCCTTCCGTGATGTATAAATATATATCTATGCCGGTATCTCTTGCCAATACTCTAGCGCGCGTTGCCTTCCATTCGCTGCTATTATAAAAAGCCTTTGCCGTTTGGTTTCTGCAATGTGCATCATATTCCTTGTGCCGTTCCCGGTTCTCCGCTGTCTTGTTTACGGTGTGTTCTTTACAATACCGCACACCCTGCGGCACCAACTTATTACAGCCGTTTCTATTGCAATACTTTAATAACGCCATTCTTTCGCACCTCCGGGCATAAAAATAAAGCGGCTATTTCTGTTTGGAAAATGCCGCTTTTAAATCGTTGGTTTTTGAATTGTAAATATCTTAACATAGTTAAACGGACTTGTGAAGGGTGTTAAATCGGGCGTGTTGTCAAGTGCCTCATTTACCTGCTGCCGCCCGCCGCCTATACTGCATCGGATCCGAAAAGAAATATAGCCATATCGCGCACAAGTGCGTTTTTATAATATCCGCTATTTCCTCGAATGTATAAACCTCCTCTACCTGTTTGCCATTCTCTACCGTTTTCTTTCGCTGTAAATAGCGCATTTCAATTACTTCATAACCCTTTTTGCCTTCAATCTTTTTTAAAGCCTTTTCTATGCGCTCTACATCGTTTTTACTGCGGTTATATGACGCTATTCTGTCCTCTAATAGCTGATCTTCGTCCGGCTTGTCAACCTTGTTTTTCTGATACCTTACAATGCTACCCGATGTTGATTTTTGGATCATTGCTAAATATCCTTCTTCGTCCGCAACGTGTTCCTTTAAAATGTTGAAACAATAAAGAATTTTCTCGGTATTCTTAAACGCCTCGTCTTTCATAGCTTTTTGACGCTCCAACCATGAAATACTATTCATTTTTTTAAATACCTCGTCGATTGTTACCGCTATTGTTTCTTTAATTTCTTTTGCTACCGCCATTTTTAACCTTCCTCCACTTCTCCGAAATATTTTATATACTTGTCCGGCTCGTTTTCGCCGATCCACTTTTTAACCTCTTTTTGGCTTGGCACCTCTAACGTGTTCTCATTTATATTGCGAAAAAATACAACTCCTTTTTTCGTTATGTAAATTTCCTGTACCTTGTATTTGAACGCGTTTACCACGTCGCATATCTTTGTTGCTGTATTAGTATCAAAAAGCCTTGTTACCTCTTTTGCTTTACCGTCTATCATGGTTTGATATGTTAATATCGCTTTCAATCTGCATTACCTCGCTTTCCTGCTGCCTCTGCTGCGCTATTACCTTTGTTTGAAATACCTGCAATGCTTCGTATTGTCGGCGGTGTTTTTCTTTATTACTTATAAACGCCGTCGCCGCCTCTTTTAATGCTGTCGCCAACTCTAACGCCGGTTTCTTTACCGCCTCCCATAGATTTGAAATTGCTTTCTTGATCTTCTCAAAAGCTGTAATAATGTTTTTTCGGCGTTCCATTATGTAGGTTGCTGCTTTTATTGATATGCTACGCGGTGGGTTAAAACCAAAACGCCTTTTAAACTGTTTCTTTTTCTGCCGTCTGTTCATTTCGTCCTCCTTACAAATAATCTTTTTACGCTTTCTTTGCGCTCATGCAGCCAATATTTAAAAACCGCTTTGTAAAAAGCCTTCGTTTTCTCTTTCATGTTCCCTCCTATGCCTCGTATGTGCTTGTATTGGTCTTTGTTCGCGTTACTTTAACAATTCCTTTCGTTGTAATACTGATTTTCCCTTTTATACCGTTTCCCATATCTACGGTTGCTGATTGAATAAAGCCTTCACATATCGGATAAACAGTTTTATGCAGCAGGTCAACTGCTGCATCGGGAACTATAACCGTTGTGTTATTTTCTCCAAAAAGAAGATCTATTTTGTTATGCGCTCTTTCTTTTTGGCTTTTCTTGTGTGTATATATGCGTGCGTTCACACATTCGCAAGTTTCCGTTGCCAATTCGTCTATTTCCTCTTGGTTCCACTCGCATAATACTTTTCGCATCGCTGCCTGCTTGCAAAATTTACACGATCCTGTTTTTGTTGTTACCCCCCCCCGCTGTTCGTTCCGCCTTTTCCACAATATCAGCTAACATTGTTTTGTACCTCCTTCGTATAATTTGTTTACTGCCGCCATGATCTCGGCGGCTTTCTTGGTTCCGATGCCCTTTATCTCTGAAATTGCTACCGCAATATCTGAAGGTTTTACCCTGCTGCCCGCTGTCTTTTTGCCGTCCTCATACCCTGCGTTATACATATTTACTACGAAAGTTTCCATTTGCTTGTGATCCATGCGTTTAACGTTTTTATATTGTTCTCTGTTTAATTTAATACCTTTTGCCATGTGTGCCTCCTATATTTCCTCAATTCCGATTATGTTAATATATTTGCCGATGTGTTCCCGCGCCTCTTTGGTTTTTATACATTCGTCCTTTAAAATGGTTCTTAATCTCATGCCCTCGATTTGTGGGCGGCTCAAAGGAACGAATTTTATATTATATCCCGCCTCTTTTGCCTGCCACTTAACAAAATCTAACTGCGCCAACTTAACCAAATAAGGCATATTGTATTCGTGGGCTAAATATAATGCCGCCTCTGTTTTGCCTATTCTTCTTTCGGGCGTGTATATAATAAAATCTTGTCCGGTTATTTCCTCTACCGCAATTTGTTTACCGAACCGATCCATGCTGTCATGTAGCATCGTAAAACATTCTTTTAATTCCGGTTCGGTGCGTTGCTCCGCTGTCGCGTATATCGCCTCGCGTGTCCGATGTGTGATAAATACGCCGCCCGCTTTTATAATTTCTTTATTTTCTGTCATATACCGGAACCTCCTCCGATCTGCCTTGCAACATACGGCGGCTTTCTCTTATTTCTCCGATTGCGCAAGGCTCTAAACCCAAAATCACATAACCTTCCTTGCAATATTCCGGATCGTTTAATATATAAACAATCTTTTGCAATGTGCATTTTCCGGTGTATTGTTCGCTGTTCCATTCGTTTAATGCTACATAATCGCCGGTATGATATGGGCGATCATTCTTTCTGACCTCAAAACTTTTTGTACCTGCTGCCATTGCCTTGAAAAACTCCGGCAATATTTTTAGCGCATGGATCATAACTCGCCCTCCTCTTTAAAATACTGTGTTATCCCCTCTTTGCAATCCGCGCCGGTGTATGGATTGCAATTTGTACCTTCTTTTGCGCAACGTTTACAAGTCTGTTTCTCATTTCTGTACTTTCTTAAAAACGTTATTAACTCGTCGTCGTTCATGCTGCGTATTTTATCCAATCTGCTCATGTATTCCTCCTATTTGTCGCCGAACATATTAAATAGCATTGATACCGTTTCATCTTTCCCGAATATCGTCGCCGAAAAAAATAGAAAAACTATCTTTTCCGCTTGTTTACTATTCTGAAATACTTCAAATGCGCCGTTATAAAGGTATGCCGCTTGTTTCCCCATATCAGAAAACGCCGCTTTTTGTTCTTTATCCATTTGCGCCCCCTTATATCACAATAATTGTGTACTTTTCTTTTGCCGCGTCCATTTCTGCCGCCATTCCCGCGCTTACTCCATATCGTGCGCCGATTATAATAGTATCGCAGGCGTTTAATATATTTCCCCCGGCTTTAAGCCCCTGCCGCCTCTCTGTTGGCTTGTTGTCATTTAATACCTGTGTCAAATACAAATGTGTAGTAATCGGCGTATATCCTAATTGCAAGGCAAGTTTTGTTAAATGCTTTGCATATAGAATATTGCGCACCTTTTCTAATATGTTGCCTCTGTATGGGCTGCATATATAGGCTAAATTGTTCTTTCTCATATCTGCACCTATGCAGCGGGCTTTTACGCCTGCTGCCCCTTATATTTTGCTATATTTTCTATTACCTCTTTTGCCTTATCTGTAATAAATTGTGCATATTTCGGATTGTTGCCT